CTTTTTGCTTATAGACCGTTCGCCTAAGCAAAAAGTTGTAGAGATTTGACCCGCCCCCGGTCAGTTGCTATCTATTCCAATGATGATTAATGTCTGTTGGTTTCCCGGTCAAGTCGCACCCGGAATCTATTCCAGACTTCTCCAATCTTTGTTTCCATGAGTCATGGCATATCTTGCAGAGTGATTGCCAGTTATTCCTATCCCAAAACAATTTCATGTCACCTCGATGCGGAACAATATGATCAACAATCGTTGCGGCAACAACTTGGCCGCGGGATTCATGGTCAACGCACAATGGATGATTCTTTAAAAATCCTTCCCTGGCTTTCTGCCACTTATATCCATAACCCCGCTGAGCCGAAGATTTTCTATCATCATATTTACGTGGTTTAGGCATAAAAAAAGCCAGCTTTCAAGGGCTGGCTTCTAGTAAATCTATGTTTGTGCGGTTAGGCTAGACGGACTTTTGAAACATTTAGCAGATTTATATCATTTCTGTCCGCGCTATGCAACATTAAATTTAGTATTCTGGCAATTTCTACATGACCGCTCTCTAAATATTTGTAATAAGAGGTTCTCTGGCATCCACACAAACGCGCTTTATCCTCCCTATTCTTGCCCACTCCAATAGCATACTCTACGTAAATCGCTGACCTTGGGAAGAAGTATAATCTTTCGAATGCATCGTTAGTTTGCCTGCATTCCGAATCAATCTCATCAGCAATATATTCCAACGAAGATGATCGCCCACTCAGATTCATAAATGCCGACATCGCCGGATATCCCAGAGCAACACCACTATTCAACTTCCATGAACCCCAACGAGCCAGCCTGGATGTTACTGTTGATTTATCAAGCTCAAAGATATTTGCCCTATCCATCATTATCTCCACTATTGATCACGAAACCACTTGCACCGATGCCCTGCTCTCGGCACGCCAACCTGACGATCATTCCTAACATCACCACACACCACCCGATCAAACACCACGCGATGCGACAAACACGCCCGGCATCCAAGGTCATCCAGCTCTAATCGCTCCACCACATCCGCCGGATCACCATAAAAATAATGTGGTACCGCATTACTTCGCATGGCGCTTACCCTTGGCCAGATCACGATCAGCGATAATTTCACCCATCGGCCTTGAATCCAGCACGATCTCACTCAAGCTCACAGTCACATCCGGATCACACTCAGACTTCTTACCGATAGATCGCCCGCCTTCCTCCGCATAAGTCATCTTAACCCCAGGCCCGAATACATCGCGCACCTGGCCAGAAAACTCAACACAGTTCGGGAATAAACGCCGCACCTCATCCTTATCCATAAAATCCACCTTCCATACCTAGGTTGAGGTATGGAACAGGTATGGAAAGCTGTACCCCAGTATTTAAGCCACTCTTCCATACTTCCATACCTTCCATACTGAAATTAATAAATACACATACGCATACGCGCGCGTACGCACACACGCGCCCACGTGTGTATAGCAATCAGGTATGGAAGGTATGGAAGGTATGGAAGATCAAGTCTCCATGCGCCTTTCCGGGTTCCATACTTGTTCCATACCTCAGCCGAGGTATGGAACATTTCAGAAAGGAATGCCATCGGCACCCCCATCAACATAAGTCGAATTGTCCCCAGTTCCGCCTGGAGTAACCGGCGGCTGATACCAAAATCGACTGATACTGTTCGTTCGTTTCTCTTTGCGGACACAGCCAAGGAAAGTCAAAGCCTTGCCGATCCGCGTTTGAATGTCCCTGGATAGCCTCGCCGGATCGATCTTCAAATACTCCGCTGCATCCGTCATCGGGAATAACTCAACCTTACCCCTGACAAAGCCATCCAGAATGTCCACATAACCATCCGTTTGGTGCCGCTTAATTTGCTCGATATCGAATATCTGTCGCTGCTCCTCAGAGGTGGGCCAGTATCGATCACCTTGGTTGTAGCGGAAAAATGCTTCGGCAAATAATTGATCGCGCACCTCTGCCAAACCCTCGCAATTGATCTCATAAGCACATTCAATCGGCCAGAACCTTCGCCCTCCCGTCTCATCCTTGTTCCAAGCCCAACTGTTGGTGGTCCCCCCGAAGACAAGCTGACGCGGGTTAGTGACATTTCTATGCCCATAAGGGGGGCGGTATTGATCTACCGACCGCGACAAGAATGATTTCTGACGCGTCGCCTCCGCTCGAGCGAGTGAATCCAGCTCAGCGAATTCATGGAGCCAAACGCCCTGGATGGCGATCATCGAGTCCTTGTTATTTAAATCCAGATCGGTATCACCAAACCACTCCCCGGCCAGAACCTTAAACATCGCAGACTTTTTGCGACCCTGAGCACCCTCAAGCACCAGGCAATAGTCGAATTTGCAGCCAGGCTCCATCACCCTCGCCACCATGCCCATCAGAAACCAACGTGCCACGCGCATAGTGTAGGCAGATCGGGGAACCCCGAGGAAATCGGCTATCCAGTGATCAAGCCGACCGACACCATCCCACTTAAGAGATTTAAGATAAGCGCGCACAGGATGGCACCCACTCGCCCGCGCCAGCGCTTCGACGGCCTCGGCCACCTGCGGAGGTTGAGGAGCAAATCCATATTCGCGAGTCAGCCACATTGCCGTCTGAACATCGTCATTCATGGACCATTCACCCAACGTTGCCTGGCGGTAAGGCGGAAGTTTTAATTTGTTGGTAACCGATGAAAATTCATTGAATCCTAATACACCCTCCCATCGAGAATCGTTCTGGAGAATGTCATGGATGTTGGCAAGGCATACCCGTATTTTGTAATCCCGATCAAGTAGCAAGCCAGTCTCGGATCGGTTAACAGCCCCAGGCTTGGGCTTGACTGAAGGCTTTCGAACATTACTGACAAACTTGACCAGCTCAGTGGCACTCATACCCTCTGCAACAGCATCCGCCAAATCCCAACCTGATTTTTTGTCGCCTGGTCTCGGGATATCTACAAACTGGAAATCTACATCGGGATTAATGCTCTGCAATATTTTGTGAATCTCACGCATTGCGCGCATGCCAGGCTGATCGGATTCCGGCATAATCGGCACGCTATCGGGATCGACCCCGGCATCACGCTCCGCTTTGGTAAATTTCCTGCGCTGCGCATCACAATCTGCCCAGGCGTAGATTTTTCTATGGACCAACGGCAGAAATCGAATCTTGCCAACAGCCTTGGTACCGCCTGGCCAAGTGACGACCACAAACTCTTTAAGCTGTTTAAGAAACAGTTCATTACCGACGTCCGCGCATTTCTCGCCCTCGACCAGCAACACTGGCAAATCCGGATTGGCCTCGAGCAAATCCAGTCCATATAGCGGCCTGGGCTCATCAAACCCCATCCACCGCCAATCCCGTTTTCCATCATCACGGTTTTCGCAAAAGCACACCGGAAGCGTTTCCTTGCCGCCATCGGATGTGGTAAAGCGATACACGTAACCATTTACGAAACCAAGCTCATTGCGGTAGGTGTAAATAACATCAGGACGGCCGCGCGCATAATGTGCGACCGGCGGTACCGGCGCATCATCAGGCACCGGCATAATGGGCTGCCAGGGAGATTTTCTTAATGCTGGGGGTGAGCTACTGACTATTTGAAGTTTTGCAGAATGATTTGTGGATTTGTTTGACTGAAAATCGGAGGAATTGGAAATATCAACACCCACCATCGCCGCAACATCAATCGCCGCCTGCTTTTGATCCAGGAACTTGATGTAAGCATACAGGCTGATCAAATCCCCGCCGGAATCCGCCGTGGCATTGTCGATCCACTTTCCAGTGCGGGCATTGATGACGAAAGAACCGGGATGTTTATCATCGCGCGTGGGATTGCGCGGTTTGTACTCATCACCGCTCCAATCGCCACCGGGGATCCATTCTTTCAGTAAACGACGCGCACTGCCCAAGGCAGCATCGGCAATTTGTTTGAAGTCAATGGGAGGTTGTTTTTTACTCACAGTATTAATCCACCCTTCCGACTATGCACAGCCAACAATGCACAGGGTGGTGCGGTGCGTTCATAAACATGGAGGTCATATGAATGCATATCAATCTTGTAAATTCGTATGCAATGGACTACTGAACCATAAATCTGTAGTTATAAAATAAGGCGCAACAGTTCCCGGCGCCCTATTCCAACCTGACGCAGCGGTGGCCGCATCGGAGCATTCAAGATACGATTCACCAGCAGCTATTACACCATCATTAGATTTACGAATAGCGATCCATCGAATATCATCAGCACTCACGCCCATCACTTTCCCCTAAAATTTTTTAACTGCGCGATCTTGCGCCTTGAACGTTCAAACTTATTTACTTCACTGAGCGCCATTGAGCTTCCCAATCGGCCTGTGGCTTCAAGAATCGCTGCAATGTACTTATAGGCTTGATCTTTTATACGTAGGAATTCATCGTAGTCGATGTCTCCGCTTTCCATTGATTCGCTGATTTCCCTAGCCCATTCACCCTGCTTCTTTTGGATATCCAGAAACAGGTCCATGAATGCCTTATCCGAAACATTCTCGAAATCGGGTTTCTTAATGCACATCAGGCCGCAATCATTGGCAAAGGCTTCGGCAATCTTGTCGGTATTGCAGTAGTCAACAATCAAACGTAATTCCTTGACTGTCAGCTCGTGAGTGTTATTTGTCGGCAATACCTTTTTACGTAATGTGTCACCACATTTGCGCATTCGATCCGCCAGTGCTTCCACCCCGCCCGGATAACCGTGTGCAACCTCATGTATTACATCTATTGTGTCCATGTCCTGTTGTCCTTAATTCGGGCGTGTATTTATGGTGGTCATTAATTTAAGCTCAAGCTTTTATCAATCGGAGCCGATACGGTTGTTTTGGGATTAATTGTTTTGGTCATGGTTGGCATGCGCATTTGTCACTATTTGCTAGTTCTGGCCAAAGAACCTTCCAATTATTAGGACAAAGATCGATGCGAGTAACCATACCAGCTGTCGCCTTCTCAATTTCAGGACAACGCTCAAAAGGAATTGGTCTTACTCCGCTTCGCCATTGGCTAACTAGAGATGGCGAGATACTTAGTTTCTTTGCCAAACTTGCATTTGACTCAATAGTTGTTAGATATTCATTAAGATTCATAAATCAAACATTAGCAAATGCTAATTTATATGTCAATAGCTAATGCTAATTTACATTTTGCTATTGCTTTACCACAATATATTTGTGGACAACAAAATGAATAAATTAAGAATGAAAAAGCTTCGAATGGTCGTTGATCACTTCGGAGGAGCAGCCAATTTCTGCAGGCAAAAAGTTAGTCCAGATGCTGATAAACCCGTAGATCCCAGTCACATCTCTCAAATATTAAATGGACACAGAAAATTTGGCGAAACAGCCGCTCGCAACATGGAAGCAAGAACCGGTTTGCCAGATGGATATTTTGATAGTGAAGATATGAAACCAGAGTCCGAAGTTTTTATTGAAGACGATGAATATATCAAACAAATAATAAAGAAACTCCAATCACAGCCCAAAGGTTCTGTAAAAATAAACATCATGCGAATGATAGAAATGTTAATAGAAGGAGGTGAAGATTCCGCCTCTAAAATTGAGAATATTTATGCTTTTGTTGAACAAAAAAAGTCAGAGCACTCAACCGAAAACAATAATCAACCTGAACGAACAGAAGAACAAAGTAGCTAGCATCAGAGATAGATGCAGAATCAAGCTATGCAAATGTAAAAAGGGATAACCATGGCCTACGAAGGCATCGATATTAAAGCTCTCAAAAGCATAGAAAACAGACAACTTACAAAAGCAATCCAAACCTTAATGGGAATTTGCACTGGAATCACCGCAGACAATCAACTAAACGATCAGGAGATAATCTTTTTAAGTGCATGGCTAAAAGACTATCCCGAAACAGTATCAAAATGGCCCGGATCAATAATTGCCGAGCGAATAAGTCACATACTCAGTGATGGGATAATTACGCAAGATGAACGAGAAGATCTCCTTGAAACGCTATCTAGGCTATTGGGAAATTATTTTTCCGACACAGGATCAGCCAAAAACGAAATAACCTCAATTGATTACTGTATTGATAAGCAAATTTTTTTCAAAGAAAAAAAGTTCTGCTTTACCGGAGAGTTTTTACTGGGCACAAGAGCGGCATGTACAAGAATCATAGAAAAAGTAGGCGGCCTAACTGTTAATAATGTGTCCAGGAGGCTTGATTATCTGGTCATTGGCTCCATTTTGTCTGAAGAATGGGCATTTACCTCATACGGCAGAAAAATAGAAAAGGCGATGGAATTAAGAGACGCATTATCAAGACCAAACATAATCTCAGAAAAACAGTGGGCTGAAGCAATCAAAGAATATATCGTTGCCGAAATTAAAACAATCGATATTAGCTTTCATCCTCTTCTGGAGGGCAATATTTACTCATATCTGAAGTAAATATAACTTTAATATTTGTCCTGGAGCACACAAGAGCAACCTCGCAGTCTGTATCAATATCCAAATCAATACCTTTTAGTCCTTGCAGTTCAGCAAGATACCACAGACACCCATATTTAAATTTAAATTTCGGCTTTTTCTTTTTATCGATACCGCCTTTAACTCCAAGCGCGGGCAATTCTCCTCTCAACACCTCAGCCACAAGTTCAGCATCCTGTTGAGCCAATTTCCTTCCAATATGCCATGAATTAATCAACCCTTTATCGTTACCATCGATACGAGTTTCATAGACAGGATCTTCATAAATCGGCTCTAAGATTGATCGATATATTCTCATTTACATTAATTCATCATAAAAACATGAAAAGATAAAGTATTAACGAATCAAGAGCAATGATAATATTTGGTATTTATATGCTTGACTAACGAGCAGTTGGCAGAGTTTGAGAGGGTTCTGCGGGCGATTGAAGATCAACCCCCTGAGAAATATTTTCATTAGTATTGCTCATAAGAAATCTTCTTGCTTCTTCATTAAAAGCCACCAGGTCATCAACAGCTTTAATACATGCTTTTACTGCTTCTTCAGTTTCTTCATACATATATGCCCAATCTCCAAATCAAGAAACCCCAAATATTCTCATGAAAAAACTATATCAACTCACTTTATTCTACGCGAACCTGAAGGATAATAATGCCACAATTCGCAACATCCGCGATGACGTTGAAACCATATCCAATGGAAGATGGCGCGTATTGTCAGCGGGCGAACAAGTTTGTGCCATCGGCTTTGAGACAGAGTCAGAACATGAACAATTAAAAAAGACTTTTGATCGGTATGGAAGCGCGCAGTTAGCTTTTCTCCTAACAGAAGTGAACGCAGTTGTCTCAGGAAATCTAGTAAGCAGTATTTGGCAATGGCTAGCCAAGCATCGTCCAGACAGCAAATCCTAGCTCTCAAATAAATATCCAAAAAACTTAATTTCTCACCATCCCATCTATAATTCATAATTTACCTATAAAAAAGGAACGCATATGAGTGACGACAAGAAAAATCCTACCTTAAATAACACCACCTCTGACAAACAGCCACAACCCGCATCCACTCCACCCGCGCCCCAAAAGACTGGCTACAACGAAAAGAGCATTAAACCATCAGATTATCAACATAAGCGCTAAAGGAATAATTGCCAATCCACCCAAAGATAAAGCGATATTGATGAGCTTTGCTTTTACGCTGTTTTGATTTACGCTGATTTCAATATGATCATCATAATCGTGTAGAACATAGGCTTTAAATAGGGCAGTATAATTTTTATCCTGCCGTTTTATATAAACATCATCATTCAACCATATTCTTGGCTCTCTCCCCATTACCCCATATTGCCTAGTTTTAATACAAAACCCCAAACATATTAAACCGGCAATAAATAAACCTATCGACAACCCCATTAAGGGAGAGCCAAGACGCTCTGACAAGGCCAGCAGCGCCGATATTGAGGCAGTGTAACCAGCGAACAATATAAAAGCTTTATTCTCCAGATCCTTTCTGTTGCCAAGCGAATCCGCCAAACGATCCTCAGCAAGCTTTAAAAAAAACTCTACCGCTTCTTTATTGATAGGCTCAATTTTCTGTATTTCTTCATTTGTCAGCATAAACCCTCCTAGTAATTATCAATATCAAATCATTCCAGCTCCACAAATCCCCATCCATAAAAAATTTTATCATAAATAATTAGCATTTGCTATTGACATAATAATTAGCGTTTGCTAATGTTCAAACATCAACAAAATTTCACTAGACCCGAGATTTAAAGTTGATAAAGGCGGCGGCGTGGAAGGACACGCACAGTAGGTCTGAGATCACCGTGAAGTATCAGTCGCATCCTCAGAGCTGGTATCAAGCCCAGCCCGCCACTCAATAAAATTTTTAACTTTGTTTGGAGACCTCTGAAAAATGAAATTACTCACCCTGTTCGTGATGATCTTTGCTTCTTCGCTCTTAATCAATCCGGCCAACGCATCAAACGACATGTTCACCAAGGTCAGCACCTACACCCTATCAGGTGTTGAACGGATTAAACAAACCAACTCCAGCGCTGTCTCAAATGTAGAAGTGAACATCACAGGGTATGCCACGGCCGGCAAATGCAATGAAGCGATTGCCGCAATCCAAAGCCGAACATACCCACTCGCAAAAGGGCAAATCCCTGCAGCAGTAACCGACTTCACCGGCGAATGCCACGAAGTCAAAGAAATTATCCCGGTTCTGACAGTGATACTGACAGAGCAACCACCCGCTAACTAACCCAACCTTGACCGCCCAGCAATGGGCGGATTGGATCAGATTTTACATTTGCAGCAGCAGGAGGAATCATGAACAAACCCGGAATCATCGTTTATCACCAGGAAGATAAGCTATCAGTTGAAGAAATAGCTTCCCTGCAAACGTTCTATCAGCTGGACAAGGTTGTATTCGAGCATGACCTGAGCAAACAGCTACCGGACAACACGCTCGCAATACTCAACCTGGATGACGGTCCACTGGCATTCCACAGTCAGGACTCAAGCATCCGCTTCATCCACGTCAATCAGGCTTTCGAGGATATGACCCGGCACGTGTTCCAAATTCTACAGCACCGCGAATTAGAAGCCGACCCATACCGCGAACCCCTGGAAGAGTTCATCCAGCACCAGAGAGGAGAAATCTTCACGTTGGATGATGTCTTCATGCACCTGGGTATCGATAAAACCAAGGATGGCGCCGATTATGCAGTGCCATCGATCATCAAGTCCCTGATTGAGATCGGCTGCATCAAAGAAAACATGCTGGTATTCACACCACCCCAACCAGGCGCACAACCGCAGCAGAAAAAGAAGCGGTTCGTAGAACCTTTTGAAATCGCAACCTGATCCCGATCCAATATCCCGAATACGACAGGAGAAATCATGAGCAAACCCATAACAGACACGTTACACCATATCGGCAACGGATTCTTTATCAGCTCAGCCAGCGACAAACTGGCAGAACTCGTGCAAAAAGTGAATGATTCCGGCAAGCCAGGCAGCATCGATCTAAAAATAAGCGTCAAGAAAATAGTTAAGAACGGCGCTATGCAAATCACCGGCAAATTCAAAGCCAACATGCCAGCGGATGAACCGATGGAAGCTCTGCTGTTCGCAACCGAAGACGGCACTTTAACACCGGATAATCCGCATCAACAAAAACTCAATCTAACAGTCGTTGAAGAATCCGCAAAACCATTAAAAACAATCGAGGTGAACAAATAATCATGGATAACCTGGAAATTAAAAACAGCGAAACACAGGCTATTGTTGAACTTGCGTCTTCTATAAAGCCATGCGATCTAGTTTCTGAATCTCGCCCTGGGCATATTAAACATTATGCTCTTCCTCCAGGATGGGAAAGTGAAACATATGACGATGAACATCTACTTCCAGCGCCGTATCGCAAAAAAGGAAATGCAACATTAAACGATCAGGATAGTTTTATTGAATACATCAACCGGCACAGCATTCCTGATCTGACAACCATCTACTGTAAAGCGGATTACTTAAAATCCGAGGTCGCATTTACCTGCATCATCAATGATCACGGATCACAACCGGACGGACAGCAGTGGCAAGACCATAGGGCTATGTACAAACCCACATTCTCAGAAGAATGGAATCGGTGGATTGAAAAAAACAAGCAGCCATTGAGTCAGTTGCAAATGGCCATGTTCATTGAAGAAAACCTCCAAGATATCGCCGCAGCAGAGGGATACCCTACCGGCCAGCAGTTGCTTGAAATGGCGACATCATTCCAGGCTAATCAAGACATGCGCTTTAAATCCGCCATCCGCTTACAAAACGGCGGTGTCAACATGAGCTTTGTGCAGGACGATGATAATCAAACCCTTTCGCAAATGAAGCTGTTTGAAAAAATTGCTATCGGCATACCCGTATTCTGGAACGGCGATGCATATCAAATCACAGCACGGCTGCGGTACCGCGTTAAAGAAGGAAGCTTGATCTTCTGGTACGAGCTAATACGCAACGACAAAGTTCTGGAAGACGCCACAAAGAACATGATCAACAAGATCAAAATTGCAACCGGCGTTCCGCTCTTTTTCGGAACCGCGAATTAAATTCATGCCATGATCAGCTTGCACAATACAGCAGACTGATCAGTATTAATGAGAAAAATTATGACCCAATCATCAATAAAACTAATCGGCCTACACGGTCCCGCAGGTTGCGGCAAGGATACGGTGGCAGAAATCCTCTGCTCTACCCAGGAATTCCGAAGCGTTTCTTTTGCCGAACCGCTGATCGATATGCTCGTGGCAGGATTCAGAGTACCTAAACATTACTTTACTGACCGCAATCTTAAAGAAAACCCGACACCGGAATTATGCGGCAAATCCCCACGGCAACTGATGCAAACGCTCGGTACCGAATGGGGAAGGAATTATGTCGACTGCGACGTATGGGTAAAAATTGCGGACAGAAAAATAGAATATTTAAGAAAACTCGCAGCAGCCGGTAACGCCTACATAGAAGGCATCGTGGCAACGGATGTTAGATTCCAGAACGAATACGACTACATCCGCAACCACGGCGGCACGATCTGGCATATTCGCCGGCCGATCAATCCAAATGAAATCAACCCAACTCACGCCAGCGACAAGCTGCTGAAAATTGATACGGATCGTGACCGGCTGATTTTAAACGATGGCGACATCGACCAGTTGGCAGAAAAAATTAATTTGATTCTGCATCCAACGATAACGGAGGAATCATGATCCCATACGACACAAAAAACTATACCGCCAACACACCAGGACAGGTACGCAAATATCTACCGCACATTCTAGTCACTATCGCACTTATAGCGCTATTGAGCTGGATGGACAAGATGGATCGAGAATCACATCTTAATCGTGTGCAGCAGGCTGCGGTTTCACAATGCAAATGATGCCTATAAAGTGGTCAGCCATATTTCTGACGCTCGCAATCATCGGAGTCATGATTGGACTCGAATCCAATTTTATTTACTTCTGCTTGACCTTATCAAATATTTGGGGCGCAGCGTATTACTTAACAAAGGATAAATCATAATGAATTTTACCAGGCAACAAGAAGAATCCGCCATCATCGATATCACACCGGATATCGCCCGGCATTTATTGAGCACCAGCCCAGGCAACAGGAAAATACGCTACTGGCACGTCGATGTTTTAGCCGGCGCGATGGCCAGGGGCGAATGGCGAGTCACTAGCCAAGGCATTGGTATCGATAAAAACGGAAATCTCAGGGACGCACATCATCGATTGATGGCCGTGGTTAAATCCGGCATAACAATCAGAAGCGTTGTAGTCATGGGCCTGCCGCTGAATGCCTACGAAGTTACCGATACCGGCATTGTCCGCAACATGGCCGACCTGTTGAATGAAAATAAACGTTTAACCGATGTCCTCAACATTGCTGCCCGGATATATTACGATACATCCAGACCAGCAACTATTGATCTGATGCGGCCAATCATGAATTCCGGCCTGTACAACACAGCCAAAGCACTCATAAGCCACTGCGGCACAGCCAGGGTGTTTTACTCATCAGCCCCAGTCAAACTGGCAGCATGCATAACTATTCTTAACGGCGGCGATGCGGACTATGTAATGCAACAATACCGGGCGCTGTGCATCCTGGATTTCAAATCGATGTCACCTGCATCGATGTCACTGGTTAAGCAAGTCAATGACGGCAAGGCAAATACCCGGAGCTACAAAGAAGACACAATCTGTAGAGCGCTCAGAACCTTTGACATCAATCAAAAAGATTCCAGCGAATCCACAATCAAACCTGAAGCCATAGCAGCGGGGAAAAAACTGGTCATCGATGTACTAAAAAATAAAATCGCCGCCATTGATAACCACTCTGTTATTGAGAAAATAGAAACAGCCCCGAATGAAACACACCCGGCTATTAATCGCAAGAAAATCACAGTTAAAGAAGAGTTGAAACAATTACTGGATCAATCACCTGCTGTTGGAAATAGTTACGCACATAAATCCGGCGATCGCAAGAAGTATGCCGCAACCAGATAAACAATTTATTAATCTCGAAAATATTTTTATTCTAACTATGTTAGCAATCGCACAGAGAAGCATGGATAAAAAAATAATAATTAATTCATATTCATTCTTTGATGAGTTTGAATTACCGCACCAGCCCGAGTGCCTGCTCACACTTAGTCGGAGGGCTGGAAAGTTGCCAAAATCCAGTGCGCACTCCCGTGAAAACCCTTCTCAGCGCACTGGATATCTTTCTTATGGGCGAAATCGCGCAACCGAATTTATACGAAACCATACCTCGTTGGTTCGTGCGCGGTTTTGCCCACCCGCTTTAAATAAACTATTGACATTTCCGCGTGTTCGGGATTATTCTTTTGCCGTCACTGCAAAATCAGTGATCGGGTTTGACAGCCTGTGTTGGAGCGGCGAGGAGCCGCAAGCATCAAGCAGAGCGGCTTTTTTATTGCCTATGTTTGCTCGTAGTTTATGGGTAGACTGGGCGGGGAGCCGCAAGGCTCGCCGGTGCTCCACCGGTCTGTCAACCCGTTCGGTTCTGCCCACCCTTTTGACAGAGGGACGGCAGTTCATTAAACGAACTGGAGCAAATATCATGTCATCAAAATCCAAAGTTGCATCCACACGCCGCAAATCCAAATCAGTCTCACCCATCGCAACACCCGCCAACGTTTCACACATCGACCCCAAGCGCAGGGAAGCATATGCATTAAGAGACTGGGCTGATGAGTTCACTGATTTCCTAGAACCATTGGAAGGAAATGACGTTGCATTAGTTCATGAAACCATTCGCCTCATCCTCAAGAAACCTGAAAGGAAAAAGCCCGAGAAAAGCGAAGTGATCAAATTTTCTGCCAGAAGAAAACAACCTGCAATGGAGGAAGTTTGATTATGAACGAACAGAATCAGAACACCAAATCATGTAAACGATGCGGACAAGATTTTATTAAAAATAAAAGAGATTCATTTAAACAATGGACAGCAAGAGAGTTTTGCTCAATTGATTGCGCCAATAAGCTAAAAAAGCCAGTAACAAGTTCACATAGCCGCTTTTGGAACTATGTAAAAGTTATGAAAAATAAATGCTGGGAATGGACAGGAAGTAAAGATATTAGGGGATATGGAAGAATAAGCACCAAAGCAGGCATGAGTCCTGCAAAAGCACATAGAATTTCATGGGAAATACACTATGGAAAAATACCTCACGGCCTCAATGTCTTACACGCATGTGATAATCCATCATGCGTTAATCCAAATCATTTGATGATTGGCTCTCAACAGGCAAACACTATAGACATGAGCCGAAAAAAAAGAATAAGCAATGAATCTTTGCTTAATCTTCGACCTGGACAGAAAGGCATTCATGGCGCAGGAAGTTTATCAAATAGGGATATCTCAAATGCCATCAGTTAACAAAGTTATTTTAATAGGCAATTTAGGTCAAGATCCATCCACAAGATACATGTCCAACGGAGACGCCGTAACCACACTCTCTCTGGCCACCACCGACACTTGGAAAGATAAGAACGGCGAGAAGCAGAGCAAGACGGAATGGCATCGCGTGGTTATGTACCGCAAGCTCGCTGAAATCGCCGGGGAATATTTGAAGAAAGGCCGATCAGTTTACATCGAAGGCCGACTTGAAACCAGGAAGTGGACTGATAAGCAAAACGTTGAACGCTACACCACACAGATTATTGCGGATGAAATGCAAATGTTGGGTACCAGAGCGGCCGAGGACGCTGCGGAATCCGGATCACAAACCAAACCCACCCAACAGAAAGCTAGCGCAGGCAGCGGGGTTAACAGCAGCTTCGATGATATGGATGATGATATCCCATTTTGATAAAAGTTAGATCAATAAATGATAGAAGCAATTTTGACCATTCTACTGGCAATTATTTTTATAGCTGCGATAGTGATTATTTTTGATAATGAGGATTGCTGACATGAGCCGGATAATGCTTGCCTTTGTTCTAGGTGTAATTACAGGAGTAATGCTGGTTGCTTCTACCACATTGGTTGTGGATAAATCATCGGAATCGGTAGAATTGTATAGTGAATTTAAAGCTTGCAACAAGGACTATAAATGCATGTGCGAATTACACGAAAGTAAAAAACTGCAGGACAACGGGGATAAGTGAGCGAATGGTTTTATTGCACAGGAAGCGATGAGCAATCAGAACATATGGAAATAAAACTCTTAAATACAGTTCAAGCCGCTGAATTTTTGGGTATACACCCAATGACTCTGAAAATTAAGGCAAGGTCAGGAGAAATTCCAGCTGGTAGAAGCGGAAGAAAATGGACATTCGTTAACATTGATTTGATTGAATATGTAAGGGCACAATATAAAGTCAAGAAAATGAATGCCGATATTGGAACATGCCCCTCTATAAACGCAAAGATTCACCTTATTGGTGGATTAAAATCGAACTCAACGGAAGAATCCTATCTCGCAGCACTGGGACTATCGACCGCAAGCAAGCCCAAGAATACCATGACAGATTAAAATCCGAGATCTGGCAACAAGATAAACTTGGCTCGAAACCTAAATACAAATGGGAAGATGCCGTTGTACGCTGGCTTCAAGAGACAAAGCACAAAGTCACTCAACACGACGACGTCTGCCATCTCAGGTGGACAGATACTTTCCTTAGAAATCGCACTATTGACTCCATCACTCGTGATGATATTGATGTAATTGTAATTAAAAGATTGGCCGGAGGAGCGTCCAATGCCACCACAAATAGAACCCTTTCAGTAATCCGCGCAATACTCAGAAAAGCAGTAATCGACTGGGAATGGATCGATCGTCACCCAAGAATAAAATTACTTCCGGAACCAAAGCGACGTGTGCGCTGGCTTACTCACGAAGAAGCTGACAAACTACTATCCGAGCTCCCCCCCCACCTGAAATCAATGGCAATATTTACGCTGGAAACCGGCTTAAGACAGGCGAATGTTACAGGACTAAGTTGGAACCAAGTAGACATTGATCGTCAGTGCGCATGGATCCATCCTGACCAAGCAAAGGCACGTAAAGCTATCGCTGTTCCTCTCTCACCACGCGCAATAACTATTATCAAGGAACAAATAGGCAAGCACCCTGAATTTATATTTACTTATGAAGGAAATAAAATAATTCAGGTAAGCACCAAGGCATGGTATAACGCAATCAAAAGAGCTGGTATAGAAGATTTTAAATGGCATGATTTGCGACACACTTGGGCAAGTTGGCATATCCAACGAGGAACACCTCAGCATATTTTGCAAGAGTTGGGAGGATGGGAATCACCAGAAATGGTAAAACGGTATGCACATTTATCAAGCGACCACCTAGCCGAGTTCGCTCATGACATGCTAAGAAAAACGTAGCGAAATCGTAGCTACTAATAAAATAAGTTATTGATTTTAATGTTATGAAATATTACATAAATTATTTTATACCA